CCCGGATGGTCCTCGATCCATCGGTGATAGATGAACCCGGGGATGAGCCCGGCCGCGTCCCATGCATATCCTGCGAATCCCATGGCTACTGCTGTGTGATGATGCCGAGACCGCCCGGCGCCCACGGCTTGATGTTGCTGTTCATGAGCGGCGTGCCGCCGAAGTTCACCAGGTTGTTGAACTTCGCTTTGCACGTCGTCTGCGTATGGTCACAGCCGGCGAAGATGAGCAGCGCGTCGCCGATGCTCGCGCCGACGAACGGCGCGTTGAGCGTCAGCGTCGTGCCGGTCTGCTTGAGGACGAACCTGCGCTCGGTGCTCGCGACGTGAAGTACCTCGCCGAGCGACGCGAAGTCCGTGGGCTGTCCTCCCATGCTGCTGACGAGGAGCGTCGAACCGAGCTGCAGCGCAACCTCAGTGCTCATTTGGAAGCTGGTGCGTGCCATCTGGCACTGCGCGTCGTAGAGCACGTGGTTACAACCGCGCTGCGCCCGTACGGTGGGCAGTCGGACCTTCATCGCGTCGTCGGTCAGCGACGGGATGCGGATCGTGGCGATGTGCGCGTCGCAGGAGATGCCGCACGCGAAGCCCTGCCATGCCTGCAGCGTCACGCCGACGGACTGCTGCAGGCGGTGCATCGTCACGAGCACCTCGCGCGCGGGGATCCCTGATGCCGCGAACCTCCGCACGATCGGGTGCGTGACGGGCAGGTAGAGGAGAAGCTCGCGGCCGGTCAGATCCTGCGCGACCGACTGGGGGCCGCGGGACATCGTGAGCGCCGTGAACGTGGTCGCGGTGAAGGTGTCGCCGCCGCTGAACACGACGTTCGCCACGACGTCCTCAACGTGCGAGGTCAGGTGAAACACCGTGCCGGGAATCGAGATCGTGAACAGGTCGATCGGTCGACTACGAGCGGACGACCGCTCCGCGTCATCGAAGGTCAACGCCATGCAGTCACGCTACGAGCGCGCACACCCGCGGGTCGAAATCAGGTCCGAGCGAGGTTGATCCAGCGCGCCACCGTGGCGTTGTAGCGGTACCAGACGCCGCCCGCGCCGGTCCCGCCGGTCACCGAGGCCAATGCGGTGTTCCGGAAGCGATTGCCGGCTGTGCTCGCTGAACTGCTCTCGTGGGCTAACGTCAGCGTGAAGCTGCTGTTGTTCAGGTTCGAGAAGCACACGACCATGCCGTCGAGGTTTCCGCCGGTGGCCGCGAGCCCGACGAACGTCAGCGACCGGTCGCTGCTGAACTGCACCAGCGTCGTGACGCCGAGCTCGAGCGCGAACTGCTGGTTGTCCGGCAGCGTGAAGGCCGCCGGCGTGATGACGCGGTTGAACAGGAAGAGCGCCATGATCACGTCCTCATCAGCTCGATCCATCGGGCGAGCGTTGCGTTGTAGCGGTACCAGACCGCTATTCCGGTACCGGTGATTCCGGTGAGACCCACGTTGTGGAACCGGTTGGCCGGCGTTGCGCTGCCCGATTCGTGGTCGAGCTGGAGGCCCAATGGCGTCGTGTTCATGTTCACGATGCAGGCCACCGAGCCGTCGACGTTTCCGCCGATCGCGCCGAGTCCGATGAAGGTGAGCGTGCGATCGCTGGTCCATTGGATCAGCGTGGTCGTGCCCATCGCCACCAAGAACTCCTGGTTGTTCGGCAACGTCGAGACGACGTCGACGACGGTGTCGAACACCGGAAAGTATGGCGTCGAGTCCTGCACGGACACCGCACCGAGGTCGCACGTGAACACGGCCCCATCCCACGACACCTCGACGTCATCGCTGGTGAGCCGGACGAGCTCGAGAAAGGAGATCTTGGCCAGCGTGCCGAACACACCGCTGTCGAGCGTCAGCGTGATCGTTCCGTCGCCGTTGTCGTGCGTGTCGGTGACGCCCGCGTACTGCACGGCCCCGTCCGTCGTGGCGATCGCGAGCTTCCGGTGCGCCAGCGAGACGAACCAGCTGGTGTAGTCGCCCGCACCGATGACCGTCGGGCTCTGTACGGTGACGCCCCCAGAGACGATGCCGACCGGTACCAGATCAGGGCGGTTCGTGGGCAGGAGGAACGCCCCCTGTCGGCCCCGCAGCCGGCGGACAAACGCCTTGAGCCACTGCCAGTCGTCGCGGCTGGTCGATCGCATGCGGATCGACCGCTGCCAGTTGGGCACGGCGGCGCCGCCGATCGAGAACGGCAGGGCGCCCAGGTCGACGATCTCGGTGTGGCCAAGCATCGACTCGCTCGCCGTGCCGTCGATCGCGTTGACGCGATCCCAGATCAGCAGATCGTCATCGGTCAGCGCAGCCACCGGAACCGGATCGACCGCGGTATAGCTCGTGATCGCGGTCCCCGTCCCCATACTGTCGACGCCGGCCCAGCCGAACACCGAGGCGATCGCGCGCAGGCTCCACAGGTCGATGGCGGTCGGGTAGCGCGCGAAGCCCTGGTCCGGATCGAGCAACACCTGCACCACAGGCATCGCGCGCCCGCCCGCCCGCCCGGCAGCGCCGAGCGCGCCGAACGCGAAGTTCCAGCCGGCGGACGCGATGACGATCGCAATCGTCGTGCTGGTCGTGCTCTGGACGATCGCCCGTGTTGTCGATCCGTCGGTCCCCGCGATCACGATGCGCTGGCCCGGTAGAGCCCAGTCATGGCCGACGGTGGTCGTGACGTTGAGGACCGACCCCGGCGAGTCCGCGGCGATTGATACCTCCTCCATGGGGATCGCGAGCAGGAACGTCGAGCCCTGCGCGGCGGCGCGGACGAGCGCACCCTTCACGTCGCGGTCGGCAGCGTCGAGCACGAAAGCGTTACCCTCGATGCGGCGACGCGGGGACCCGAACGCGGACTGCCGTTGCTCCTGCCCGCCGTAGGTTGCGATGACGTCGGTGGCCCACGAGAAAGTGATCCTGGCTCCCGACTCGAGGCCCAGCACGAACGTCGCAGCGCCAACGGCTCCGAAGCCCGATATCGCCGGCGCGACCGGCGTAACGAAGCGGCCCGGCGACGCGAACGCCTGGTACTCGTGCGCGCATCGCGGGCGCCCACGCAGGTTAATCGGCGTGGGCAGAACCGGCTGCAGCGGCTGCAGCGCCGTAGGGATCGCGGCACGCGGCGGCGCGGCGAACGATTGGAACTCGTGGGCGCGCGCCGGGCGCCCGAAGAGCTGGTCCGGAAAGACCGCTTGGATCGGTTGCAGGAACGGATCGGTCAGCATCGCCGGCGGTCCGGCGAAGGCCTGCAGCCGATGCGCCCGCGCCGGCCACCCCGTCGGCTGCGGGTCGGACATGGGCTACACCCCGATCGCGGCCAGCAGTCGGCCTCGAGCCTCGGCCTCTTCGAGCCGACGCTCGAACGGAACGCACGGTCCGGCCGCGCACGTCTTGCACGTTGCCTTCATGCAGAGCCGGCAGAACCCGCCGCAATCGTCCGGTGCCGCTTTGGCCGCGATGATCGTGACGTTGTTGCAGTGGCAACACGTGAACGTTGATAGCGTCACGACACCGGTCGGTGACGTCCACTCGGCAGCGCCCTGATCGCGGCGGCTACTGCTCATCGATGATCACCGAAACCGCGGCGCTGGGCGTGTTCCCGGCGACCGGCGTGTTGATGTGGAGCCCGTTGTTCGCGATCGCCGGGATCACGATCTCGAATCCGGGGTTCGCGACCCAGCGGAACGTCGCCTGTTGGCTCAGCGGGATGGTCAGCGGGATCTGGCCGGCCGTGTTCGAACCCTGGACGGTCAGCGAACTCTTGAGCAGCGTAACCGCCGCAAGACTATCGGCCGGATCCAGCGGGTTGAGGGCCACGGTGGTCCCGGTCGCCGCGGTCGTGGACCGCTGGACCTCAAATCGAAAGTTGCTGGTACCGAGCGTGCCGGCGTCGCTGCCCAAGATCAGTTCGCACAGCTTGGCCCGTCGCATACCAGAGCCCGCCATCTCGATCGAGCCGACCCCAACCGTGGTTGACGTCGTCGTTTTCAGAATTTGGTTACCGAACTTGGCCATGTCCTACGGTCGCTCCGCGCGCGCCACGGGGCGATTCAGCGCCGGACCGCCGGCTGGTTCGCCCGTATCACGTTGAGGATGATCTGTTGCCCTTCCTTGCTCGCCATCGCGGCGTGCGTGACCGAGGTGTCGAAGTGGTTGTGGACCTGCACGATCGACGGCGCGGCCGTTGTGGTGATTGGCGGTCGGGGCACGGCCACTGTCGACGCCGTCGGGTAGGCGCCCGGCCCGATGCTCGCGACCTGCGAAGGCAGGGTGACGGGCGCGTCGACGCCGGGAACCCCGCCGCCGGCGACCGCCTGACCGATCGGAAGCCCCGTCGTTGCGCCGCCGGTTGCGTAGGACAGGATCGCGTTGATCGCCGCCACCTCGAGCTGCTTGATCATCAACCGCTCGAGGTCCTGGATCATCGCGTCGACCATCTGGCCCCACGCGACCTGCCCGCCGTTGGCCGCGCTGACGATCGCATCGTTGAGCTTGTCGACCTCGCCAACGAGCGTGGTCCCGAGGGTCGTGCCAAACGCCTCGGCGTCGGCCTTGGCCTTGAGCCATGCCAGCTCCATGCCGCCGGCGAACGTCTTTCCGGCCGGCACCGCGGCGAGGTACGCCGCGCGCACGCCGTCAACCGCCACTCCGTACTGCTGCGACGTGATCCGGCTGCGTTCGAGCAGGTCGCCGAGCGCCTCGAGCTGGACCTGGTACGCGTGCTGCGGCCCCATGATCGCCGCCGTGAACCCCTGCTCCGCGCGCATCTGCTCGGAGCGGGCCTGCCCAGTGGCGAGTACCTCGCGCTCCTGCGCGATCATGGCGGCGGTTGGGCTCAGCCCCTTCTCGCGCATCGTCTCGAGATAGGCGGTCATCTTGGCGACGCGATCGGCCTCCTCGGCAGTGTCGCGCAGCGCGGCCGTGGCCTCGAGTTGCTTGCGCACGTATGCCTCGTGAGGATGCAGCGTGTCCTCGATCCTCCGCGCGTACTCGCTCATCACCTCGTTGGCCTCGGACTGGGTCGTCACGCCGGCGCGCACGGCCTTGGTGGCGACCTCCTGGCCATGGGCGAACTTCTCCTCGGCTGCGGCGATCGGGTTGCTTTGTTCGACGATCTGCCGCCACTCGTTGCGGAGCTTCTCCAGGGCCTTGGTCGCCTTTTCGTCGACGAGCTTTGCGTCGGCCTTGCCCCCAACGTCTGAGACGTAGTTGGCCGGTGCATTCTTCGCGTCCATCACGCGCCGCGCCGCGATGTCGCGGGCCGCCCGGTCGAAGTCGTCCATCGCCTTCGTGGCGAAGGTCCCGATCTCGGCCATCGCACCCTTCGCCGTCACCGCGACGTCGGTCCCCTCGAGCGGGTTGTTGATGTGGCCGATCTTCGTGCGTCCCTCGCGCAGATCGTTGCCTTGTTCGTCGAGTCCGCGCTGGGCGTACTCGTTCACCAGCGAGGCGTTGTAGCGCATGTCGAGTCGCCGTTTGAACTCGGCATCGACATCGGCGCGCGTCGCGTAGTGACGGGTGTCGTCGGAGTTGGTCGCGAACCGCCCGTACTCGAGATCCTCCTTGACCTTGTCGTAGAGCCTCGTGTTGTTCGATCGTCGGTCTGCCGGATCGAGTGCGAGTTTCGACTTGTTGTCCTCGACATAGACCTCCTGTCGAGCATCGGCCGCAGCGTCAGCGAGCTGCTTTTGATGGGCCTCGAAGTTGAGCATGTTGAACAACTCGTGGCGCAGCGTCGAGAACAGCTTGCCGAACAGGGTCATCAGGCCGTTGAGGGCCTTGGTCATCACGTCGACGAGATCGTAGGCCATCATCGCCCACACCTTGTTGCTGTCCTCGCCCATCAGGCGAAACAGGCCACGCACGCCGCCGACGAATCCCGAGACCAGTCGCAGCACGTCCGATAGGGAGTCGCCGATGCCCTTGCTGTCGATGCCCTTGCTCACCGCGCCGGTGAGGGCCGCCCACGCCTCGCTGACGAACGTCATGATCTCCGCGCCCAGCGTCTTGAACTGCTCCCACAGCGCGCGCAGGCTGTCGCCGATGGTCACGAAGGTGTTGTCGACGTTGGACCACACCTTCTGGTTCGTCGCGAGGGAATCGCCGAACTGCCGTAGTAGCGAGACGCCGACTACGAGCCCAGTGAGCAGCAGCCCGAGCGGGTTCGCCGCAATGGCGACCGTCAACGCCTTCACCAGCACGATGAGCTTTTCGATCACGAACAGCCCGATCAGCGCCTCGCCGACCGCGAGCGCCGTCTTGCCGATCGTGTCGAAGTGCTCCGCGACGAACCGCAGCGCCTCGCCGAGCCTCTGCACAACGCCTCCGCCCACCGCAGCCTCGCCGAAGAACTTCTCAGCCGCGTTCTTGATCAGCTGGAACCCCTCGGCGATCGTCGGCAGTGTCTGGCCGAATTTCTCTCGGATCGCCGGTGCGGCCTTACCGAACCAGTCGACGATCATGCTCGCTGTGATCTGCGACTTCTTGCCCATCTCGGCGAACTCGGCGCCGGTCTTTCCCGACGCGACTGCGAGTTCGTGCATCAGTGACGGCGTGTCGCGCATCAGCACGCGAAACTCGCGACCCTGTAGCGTGCCAGTCGCGAACGCGTGTGTTAGTTCGGACATCGAAGCGCCGGCCTCGCGGTTGGTGGCACCACCGACCTTCGCCGCCATAGCCATCTCCTCCGTCAGGTCGATCACCGATTGCTGTGAGAGCCCGAGTCCCTTAGTGACGGTGCCGAGGCGTTGGTAGGTCGACGCCACATCCTCCCATGCTGACCGCGTGTGCTGCGCGACGGCGAACGTCGCATCCATGAGCCCGTTTAGGTTTTGATGCGACTCGGCGACGGCGTTGATCCGGTTGCGCGTCTCGACGTAGCCGTCGATTAGCGCCTCGAACTGGTGCACCGCGAAGTACGCCTCGGCGATGTGGATCAGGTTGGTGATCGCGTCGCCATGATCCTCGGCCGCCTTCTTCGCCTTGCCCTGCGCCGCCGCTGCCTTGTCGGAGCCTTTCGCGACAGCCTCGCCCGCATCGGTGCCGGCCTTGGCATAGCGGCCGAGCGAATCGCGAGCCTGCTCCGTGCCTTGCTGTGCGCGCGCCGCCGCCGCAGTGGCCTTGTTGAGCCCGGCCTCGACGGCTGCGATCTCCGTCTTGGCGGTCCCGGCCTCGGCGTCGATTTTCACCACGAAGCTCACGACTGGCCTCCGATCAGGTTCTTGAGCGCGCGTTCCGATGCCTCGCGTTCGGCGCGGTCGTTGTCGAGCTTGCGGATGACGTGGATCAGCTGCATGGCGGCGTCACGGTCGAGCTCGTGGAACTCGCACCAGGCGACTATCGCGGTCCACGGGATGGGCCCGACCGCCATGCCGATCGCGCGGCATGTGTTGAGGTCGTGCCACGCGTTCACGACGCGCGCGATTGCCCGGTCGAGCGTTGGTTGATCGGCGTGGAGCTCGGCGAGTTCGCGCTCGGCCGTCTCACGGCGCGCGTTCGTGGTGTCGTCATCCTCGATCTCCTCGCGGAGGCATCGGAGGCTCGACGCGTTCGCCTCCGACCAAGCCAGCCACGAGGCTACGCTTTTCCCAGCTCGGCCGTGTCTCCCTGGGGCGGTCGGAAGGTGTCCGAGTCCTGGATCCACGCGCTGAATGCCCGGTACTGCGCGAGCCCGTCGGTCGCCTCGATGACGGTGGTGAGCAGCTCGAGGACCTTCGCCGGGGTGCACGGCGTCGGTGTCGGATCACCGTCGTCGTAGACGTTTGCCCAGCCCAGCACGCAGTGGTCGGCGATCAACTTCGCTTCGTCGATCGCGCCGGACTTGATCTTCGCCGGGGTGACGTTGCGGTCCGGCGGACGTCCCGCGTTGCGCTGACGGTCGATGTTGACCGCGCGCACCAGCGCGCTCTGAAACGTCGGCGTGCCATCCCCTGCGTGTCGGCACACGAGCGTCGGCGGACCGGCGTCGCACAGCTGGAACCGGTGGAAGGTGTAGCTCGCGGTCGCCTCGAGCGGGATCGCAAGGGCCTGCGTGATCTTGCCGAATGCCATGCCGCGAGGTTCGCGCGCCGCGCGCGGCGGGTCGAAACGCTGCTACGACGCCGGCAGGTCCGCGAACATCGAGATCCCCATCGTGTAGTTCCCGACCGCGTCGCGGAAGCCCGCGGTGTCGGCCGAGAGCATCACGGGGCCGTTCGCGGGGAAGGTCAGCGGCGCATTCGTCCACTTCGTGCTCGGAACGTCGAAGAAGATGCCACCATCTCCGTTGTTGAGCCCGGCGCCGAACGCGATCGTGGTGTTGTTCGGGGCCGCGGCGATGCCCTCGGTCTGGTTCACGTACAGCTCCGCCTTGATCATCACCTCGGCCTTGCCGACGATGTTCTCCGCGGTGCCGAACGTGCCCTGCTGCTTGAGCGGCGTGACGCCGTTCTTGTGGGTCAGCGTCCAGCTCGAGATCTTGTTGCTGACCACGGCGCCAGTGGTTGCGTCCGTGAAGCGCAGGTAGCGGAGCTTCGTCACCGTGTTGAAGCGCTGGCGCTCGAGCACGGCCTGCGCCGTCGATGGCCCAGTCGCGCGGATCGTGCTCGGGCTCGTGACAAACGTCCCCGAGAACGTCATCGCGAGCTTGATCAGCGACTTCGCCGCGGATGTGATCTCGATCTGGTCGAGCGTCTGGCCCTGCGCGTAACAGAACACTGTCGCGTTGCCGGCGCCGATGCCAGGGATCGACAGCTCCATCGCGTAGCTGGGCTCCTGGTATGCCGCATCATCGAGCGCGACCTCGCGGAGCCAGCTGCCGAAGCGGAGATCGATCGTCTTGCCGGTTCCCGCATCGGCCGCGACCTGCGTCCACTGGCGAGTCACGACGCTCGTAGTCAGGAGGTGTGCGGCGATCCCGGTGAGCTTGACGTAGCCACCATAGCCGGCGGTCGCGAACGAGAAAGCGGTACCCGGCGCGCCTCCGACGTAGATCACCTGGCCGACGTTAAGCCCCATCGTCGTGAAGTCGGCGATCGTCGAGGTGATGTTGCCGTTGACGTCGATGCCTATGTCCCCGGATGCGCCGCGGAATCCGGCGACCTCGGCGTACGGCACGTAGCCCGAGACCGTCTCGGCGACGAGGCCGGACGTCGGGATCGTGGTGCCGGTCGAGCTCGCGCCGACGACCTTGAGACCGTTGTTCGCCGCGTTGGTGAAACCCTTGGCACTGATCAGCGTGCCAGCCTGCAAGGCGCCGAGCGCGGCGACCGTGTAGACCGTCGAGCTCACGGCGCTCACCGGGAACCGCGACTGACCGGTGCCGCCGCTATGCTTCGTCACGACGAGCATCGCGCCCTCGCGGAACGCGTAGAGGTGGTCCATCGTCAGGTCGCCGGTGATCTTCGGCGCAGCGTCGGCGTCGACCAGCTCGGGCGCCTCCATCTGCCGGAACGTCGAGATCGGCGATGGTGCGACCGTCGTCGTCTTCAGGTAGAAGTCGGTGATCCCGCCCTGGTCGGGCTGCAACGTCAACCACCCCGTGGTCGGCGCGATACCGAGGCTGGTCTCGAGGACGGAGCGGAGGCCTACTGCTTCGGATTTGCCGGTTGCCATACCAGCAGCATCGAGCGCAAGGCCGGTGCGGGTCGAAAAGCGTAGAGCGCTACAGCGTCTCGTAGAAGCTGAACGGCGTGCGCGCGAGCGTCATGTACCAGAGACCGTCAATGCCGATCGGCGTCTTCGTGGTAGTTTTGGTGTCGATCGTCTCGCTGTCGCCGACAAGCGCGAGGTTCTGCATCTCGAACAGCGCGCGAACCGCCGCGATGAGCGCATCGGTCCCGGCCGTGCCGGCGCCTGCTGGGGCCCAAAGTTTTACGGTGATCCAGCCCGTGCGCTCGACGAGCCGCGTGTTGGGACCGCCCGAGGTGCGCTGCTCTGAGGTCGTCATGGTCACCGTCAGCGCCGCGAAGAAGCCAGACGCCGGCAGCGTGATGGCGAAGTTGTCGATCACGAACGGCACGTTGCCACTCGCCGCGGGCCACCCGGCGACGAACGCCGCCGCGATCACCTCATTGGCCTGCGCCTCGGTCATGGCGCGGGCTCGCTTGCGGTATCGCGGGTCACCTCGATCCGCACGTCGTACTGCTGCTGCGTCGTCTGGATCGCCTCGTCGATCGCCGTGACGTCCCAACCCGCGGGCGCCTGCGAGCTCGAGCCGCCGATCAGGAACGGCAGGTATGGCGCGTCATTGGTAATGTTCAGCGGCCCATCACCGATCTTGTACGCCACGACCGCGGCGGCTCCGGCCTCGTATGATCCAGGATCGTCGTCGCCGACATGCGGGATGAACCGCGCGCGGGCGTTGCCGGTGTCGACCGGGCATGCCTCACGAAGGTTGGCTGTGACCTCGAGCGTCAACCCCACGGCGGCCTTGGCGACCAGCTCGCGGATCTGCGCGGCGATGTCGGCGGCCGAGTCGGACATGGGTTATCGGCGATGTTGCTGGGTCTGCTGTGCAGGCTTTGGTGGCGCGGGCGAGGTGGCGTCGACCGCATCCGGTGCCACGAAGTCGATGTAGCGCGCCAGCCACAGCCCACGTAGCTCGAGGGCGCCGAGCTTGAGCGCCGCGTGAGGAAACGCCTCGCCGCGCTTATACTGCTTACCAGCGTGGAGGAAATCCACGAGCACCACGCTCGGCAGCGTCGGAACAAACGCCCTCATACGTTCATGTTCCGCATCATCGATCCGAGGTCGGCTGAGATGAGGTGCATGTCAGTCGCCATCTCGATTTCGTACCGCGTCGCCTTGCGGTCTTGGTTGTACCAGCGCGACACCGCGTTGCCGTAGGCGCCGACGAGACCGTCCGCGACCCAGTCGAACGCGTAGAGCGCCGACGGAACCAGGATGCCGGGTGTCGCCGGCACGTAGAGAAGGAGAACCTGACCGGCCGTCGCCATGAAGTTCATGGTGTCGGTCTGGCCTTCGTTCGAGGTCGTCTCGACGCCACGGGCGATCACGACCCTCTCGATCCCGAGCCAGCCCGCCACCATGGTGGTCGTGATCTCCGCGGGGCCGCCCGGGGTCTGTCCGGCGTTGATACGGATGATGACGTTCGGGTGCTCGGTGAAGATGTCCCACAGATCACGACTGAACACCGCGACGTTTGGAACGTAACCGGTGCGCGCCTCCATGGCGAAAATGCGCGACTTGAGCGCCTTGATCGGCTGCGCGGTGGCGTCGAGCCAACCGAGCGTGTTCGCCGCGACGGTGCCGCCGCCGCCGCTCGTCGCGCCCACGAGGTCGCTCGTCCAGACGCCGGGCTTGAAGAAGTTGCCGAGGAACAGCTTCTCGCGCCGGATCAGCGCCTTGTTCGTGCACAGCATCGTCGCTGCGCGATCGACGTCGACCGCCTTGGCGTTGGCGCGGACCTGGGGACCGATGTCCGTGTGCCAGGCCCAGACGTCGGCGAAGTACGATGCCGAGTTGTCGACCGCGAAGCCGCCGCCCGCCGACTCCCCGCCATCGGCGCGGAGCTGCATGTCGTCGCGGAAGAAGAAACCGCGCGGGTACTGCGTGTACTTCGCGCTCTGCAGGTCGACCTGAACGGACGGCGCGACGATGTTGGCGATCAGTGATCCCGGCTGCTGCATGAACCCGACGCTCATCGTCGTCAGCAACGGAACGACGAACACATCGCTCTGGCTTGGCTGTCCGCCCTTGCGGAATTCTTGTGCGCTGGGGTCGCGGTGTGTGAAATCGGTCATGGCGATCTGCTCCTGGATGCGTGAGGTGGTGCGGCGACACGCCGCCAGGGATTACGAGAGGGACGAACCAGTTCCGGTGACGGCCGAGGTCAGACGCCAGGCCCCGACGACCCAGACGAAGTCAGCGATCACGGCGACGGCCGTGCCGAGGGCGAGAGTCGTGGCTGCGACGCCGGCGATCGTCTGGAACGCACCGGTGATCGTGCCGATCGGCGACGCTGCAGCAACCGACTGGACGATCCGCTTCGCCTGGCCGACGAACAGCCCATTCGGCAGCACGCCTGTCTTGGTTCCGGTGGTCTGCGCGAACGTCACGGCGGTGGCCGCGCTGGGAGCCGTGGTGCCGAGGACGATGTCATCGACACCCGTCACAGCAGCGGCGCCGCTTCCGCCGCTGAGGACGGCTTCCCCGATGTCATTCAGGGAGCCGCTCTTGATCGCTACGGCGACCTGGAAGCCGGCCGCGACATCCGAGGCCGACGCCGTGACGAATTTCCCGGTGCTAGCGACCTTGAGTGGATCGAGCGCGGTCACCGTGCCGCCATACTTGACCTTGATCTTGCCCCAGCCGATGGTCATCACCTCGCACTGGAATAGGCCGCCGATCCCGGCCGCGTATAGGACGCCGATAATCGGCGCGCCGGCGGCGGGGAGCACGAGCTGTCCGCTCGTGTTGATGGTGACGCCGCAGAACAGCGACGCGGACAGGTCGGCCGTCGCGGGCAGCGTGATGGGATTGCGTTGTTCGGTCGACATCGTGTGCTCCTGGTCGCTGGGGATGGATGACTACGACGCGTTCGCGGCGTTGTAGAGCTTCCGGATGTTGCCGTCGCTCTCGGTAGCCTTGAGGAGCGCGATCTCGTAGCTCGGCAGCTTGTTGTCGGACTGGAACTTCTCGACGGCAGCGCGCAGCGCGACATCGGGCGCGTTAGCGTCGTGCACTGATCCGTCGTTGGCGCCGTGCGCCTTGCCGAGCAACTGCATCGCGGCGTTCGCGCCCTTGATCGCCTCGTGGGCCTCCTTGCGGATCGACTCGTCGGAGATGCCGTCGACCGCCTTGACGATCGCGGCCCGAACGCCGATGGCCTTCGCGAAGTGCGATAGGTCCGCGGCGGCGCGCTTCTCGAGCGTGACCTGTTCGGTGGCCGACTTGCTGATGGCGAGCTCGGCCGCTTGCGCGGTGAGCTGGTCAGCCTGCGCGTCGGCCTGCTTCGCTAGAATCACAGCGATGTCGCCGGCGCTCTTGCGGATCGCGAGCCCGCTCTTGGTCGTGTGGACGATCGGGTCCATCGCCTCGGCCGCCTTGCACGCGGTATCGCGCGCGGTGGCGTCGAGTCCCAAGAACGCGACCTGGTCATCCGGCGCGAGCTTCGCGACGTGGAGGCGCTGCGGCTCGGGGAGCAGGAGCGCGAGGGAGAGCATCTTGGCGATCTTCGGGTCCATCGGTTGGTTCTCCTGCGAGTTGCCCTTGACGGTAGGGACGCCCGTCGCGGGGGTCGAAATGGGCGCGCGCGCCGCGATCACGATCGTCGTGCCGCCACTCGGCGGGTCAGTGACCGGGCTCGGCGCCGCCTCTGCCGGCTCTTCATCATTGGCCGCAGCAGCCGCGATCACGTCGGGCGGCACGACCTCGGTGACCGTGTGGTCGTGGCCGCTGTCGAGCGCGATCGTGATGGCGCCGGTCGCTTGATCGTAGACCCAGGCGTGACAGTGCTGCTCGCCCTCGCCCTCGCTGGTCTGGTAGCTGGTCATGAGCGTGTCCGACCAGCAGTCGGCGGGCGCGTCCAGATCGAGCGTGTGCTGGTGACCGTCGGTGACGGACGTCAGGACGGCACGCTTGACGAGGCGCTTGTAGGGCAACGCTGCGCCGTCGGACGCGGGCTTCTTCTTCGGCTTGGGCTTGATGCGCGGCGGCTTGGCGGTCGCGGCCTTGAGCAGTTCACGCGTGCCGGTTCCGGCGATCGAGACCCCGGTGTATTCACCGGATCGGACCTTCGCGAGCGCGTCCTTCGAGGCGCGCACCGCCACCATGAGCCCGCTCTTCTTGATCAACGACCCGGCGACCTTGCCGAAGAAAGCCGTTGCGATGTCGACGTCCATCGGGAACCCGAACGCGATCCTCCCGGTCGCGTTCTCGTCGTGCATCTCATCGTTCGCGGCGCCCGATGCGAGGAACTCCTCGGCGGCCTTGATGAACTCGGGCGAGACCGCGTCACCTTGGAGATCGTGGTACGGCTCCCCCGTGTCGTCGGTGCACGTGAACGCCCAGCAGTAGATCAGCGGGTTGTCACCGGCGCCGACCTTCATCACGCGCATCGTCGCCGTGGTCTGCAGCTCGTCCGCGCCGGCGCGCTTGACGAGGAGCACCTTCGCGGTCTCCTGCGCCGGCTGGTCGACCAGCGAGATGAACTTCAGCGAATCGAGCTTGAGCCGGTAGCGCACTGCCATGCACGCAGCGTCATGCCGCCGGACGCCGCGG